TATTGCAATATGCAGTGGGAATATCACCAGATTATGTGCTATTCGAAGAGATAGCGACAAAATGACTGACCGACCGAATGAGCAGCCAAATGAACAGCCAAATGAACAAATTTCAACACCATATAAGCCGACAGTTTGGGAAGCGGCTTTTTTGCGTGTGCTTGCTCGTCGTGGCAATGTCAGTGATGCTTGCAAACAAGCCGACATTAACCGTGGCACAGCCTATGCCCGCCGTGAAGCCGAACCTGAGTTTGATCGGCTGTGGAAAGAGGCCGAAAAGCAAGCCTCTGACTCGCTCGAAGAAGAAGCATGGAAGCGGGCCACGGCGGGGGTAGACAAGCCGATCTTCTACAAAGGTGAACAGATCGGCACGGTTACCGAATTCAGCGATGCTCTGCTGATGTTCTTGCTCAAAGGTAACAAGCCGGAGAAGTTCAAAGAGCGCACGGAAACTGAGCACAGCGGCAAAGTGGTTATCGAAGTGGAATACCAAGATGAATGATCGCTTCAACCTCTCGCTATAAAGTTCGGTTAAAGCGACCGCACCCGAAACAAGAGCAGTTCATTCGGTCAGAAGCTAAGCGTAAAGTTATCCGCGCTGGTCGAAGAAGTGGCAAAACAACAGGCATAGCAATCTATGCTGTGCAAAAGTTTCTTGAGGGGCGGCGGGTGCTGTATGCCGCTCCAACCGAAGATCAAGTTAGCCGATTCTGGTTTGAAGTTTGTCAGGCGTTAGATGAGCCGTTAGGTGCTGGTCTCTATTATAAGAATGAGACCAAACACATCATTGAGCGGCCTAAGACAAACAACCGCATTCGAGCAAAAACAGCATGGAATGCCGACACTCTACGCGGTGACTATGCCGATGTGCTGATACTGGATGAATTCCAGTTAATGAATGAAGAAACATGGGGTGTGGTCGGTGCCCCCATGTTGATCGATAACAACGGCGATGCTGTATTCATCTACACACCACCGTCACTGAATAGCCGAAGTGCTTCTAAAGCCAATGACCCCCAGCACGCGGCGAAGATGTACCGCAAGGCCAAAACGGATACATCGGGGCGCTGGGAAACATTCCACTTCAACAGCTACGACAATCCGCATGTCAGTAGCGAAGCGGTGAGTGAGCTGGCTAAGGATATGACCAACTTAGCCTATCGCATGGAAATCATGGCTGAGGATGTTGATCAGGCACCGGGCGCATTGTGGCTTAGGACAGACATAGAGAAGAATCGGCGGGATGTGCATCCTGATCTGGTTCGGCTGGTGATAGCGATTGACCCATCAGTGAGTTCGTCTGACACCAGCGATGAAGCGGGTATTGTATCGGCAGGCATAGATGCATTCGGGCATGGGTATGTGCTGGGAGACCACTCATTGAGGGGTAGCCCACTGCAATGGGCGAGAGCAGCTATCAAGCAATTCGAAGAGCAGCAAGCCGATCGGATTGTGGCTGAAAAGAACAATGGTGGTGAGATGGTAGAGCTAACCATTCAGAGTGCCGTTGAGCGGGGCGAGTATCTACCTGTTACGCTGGTCACAGCCAGCCGAGGTAAAGCAACCAGAGCCGAACCTATTTCGGCACTGTATGAAAAAGGGCTGGTGCATCACGTGGGCGCATTCGAAACATTGGAAGATCAGATGTGTTTATGGGAGCCGGGGCAATCTTCACCAGACAGAATGGATGCACTTGTATGGGCGCTCTCTGATTTGATGCTCGAACCTTACGATCCGAATGGTGGGGTGTTTTAATGTTCCCAGCAATCCCTTCTACCACATCCCGCCGTCGTGTTATCCCTATCATCACCCCTCTAACCGACATGTTTAAGCGCTTCATTCTGCCCGGTGAAGTAGTGACTAGCTTCGTGCCAATGTGGATGGGGAATAACCCCACCTTCACAGCATGGAAGTATGACCAGCTTGTGAATGAGGCACTGCTCAAGAATGAGCTGATTTATTCCTGCATCAGCATGAAGGCCAATGCCACCACCAATATCGGCATGAAGATTTACGATAAGGCTACCGGGGATCACCTGCCTGAGCATCCTATGCAGAAGCTCATAGAGCGGCCTAACCCGTGGATGACCCAGAATGATTTCTGGGAAAATGTTATTTACAATTTGGATTTAGCGGGGCTGGCTCCCTTCCAAAAGCTATTCAATTCGCGGGGCGAGCTGATCCAGCTCTGGCCCATGCGCCCTGACAAGCTGGGCTTCAAGCGGGCTAACACGGCTTTTATTGCTGGTTATAAATACCGTGCCGAAGATGGTTATGAATATGACATGAAGCCTGAGCAGGTCATGTTTTTTATTCATCGTGACCCCAGAGACCCCTTGAAGCCGATAAGCCGAGCGCTGATCGCTGGTCGTCAGATTGATATTGACAACGCCGAAACCGATCACATGAAACTGCATTGGGAGAAGGGCGGGATGCCCCCGACCGTGATCACCAGCAAAAAGAAGCTGGATGTAGACCAGAAAAAAGCAGCTCGTGAGAACTGGGAAGCTCGCTATGGGGGTTACCAGAACTGGCACTCCCCTGTGATTCTGGATGATGACACCACGGTGCAGATGCTGGGCTATTCATTCAGGGATATGGGGCTGGAAATTATTGACGGTCGCATTGAAACCAGAATTTGCATGGTGATGGATGTGCCGCCCATTATCGTAGGCACGGCCTATGGTCTAAGCCGTTCTACCTTCTCCAACTATGCCGAAACCGAGAAAGCATGGTGGGAGTCTCGGCTAGTACCCTTCTACAACAAACTGGCAGATCAGATCAACCTTGACATTACCCCGCTGTGGGGTGATGGAATCATAGCGAAGTGGGATCTGGGGAATGTGAATGCGCTACAGACTGATCGTAATGACAGGTGGAATAGAGCAGCGCTTGGCTATACCAGAGGGGTAGCAACACGTAACGAAGCCCGAAAGGAAGCGAACTTGCCAGAACTACCCGGCGAAGATGAGTTTATCCCCACCCCTGAGAAGGCTTCGTTCGGCATTCAGACCAGCACCGCCGATACTGGTACCCCCGATGCAGCGGGTAAAGCCGCATTGCTCGAAGCACGGTCAAGGGTAAAGCGGGCAATCGAGCAGGTCAAGCCACAGGGCGAGCCGCTACCCAGTGACATAGCCACCGAGGTGGGTGAGTTCACCGCCGAAGAGATTGCAGCGGGTGAAGATAGGTTTCGCCAGCTTCGGCACAGCTTAGGATCACAAAACAATGCCGATTGATATTGAAGCAATGCGGAGAAAAGTAGAGCGTAGTTATCACATCTTGCGTGGAAGCATCACAGGTAACTTAGAGTATGTGACGCCTAAAGATGCACTTGAGATGATCGAAGAGATCGAACAGTTACGGGCACAGGTGGCTGAGTTTGAAGCTGCAAAACGTAACCCGATAATCGGCAATAAAGTACGTCTAATAAAAGATGAGTTTCTTTCTGACTTGCACGTTGGCGATATAGGCACGGTACGGAAGGTTATTGCAGAGGAGACCGAGTATTCATACTTAGTAGAGGCAAATGACAAAGAGGCATTTCTTTTCCGTGATGAGTTCGAAGTGATAACCGATGCCTGATCGCGCCACCTCCGAGCGGCTGATCGATTATTACAATGAGCAGGTTGCCGAGTTAACCCGCCAACTAGCTGACGATGAGATCGATGTAGGCACATGGCAAATCACCATGCGCCAACTACTCAGAGATGCCTTCGCCGATCAGCTCAGGGCAGGGGCGGCACCTGAGACACCAGTGAGCAGTGATTACCTGATGCTGGGTCCGCTGCTCAGGGCACAGTACGAATATTTAGAGGGCTTTGCCCGTGATATTGCGGCTGGGTTCATGAGCTTCGACCAAATCACCGCACGGGCTAGATTGTACGTAGGGGCGAGCCGTGAAGCCTACTGGCTCTATGTAACCAAAGGGGTGAAGTTGCCCGCCTATCCGGGGGATGGTAGCTCTGAATGCCTCGGCAATTGTGGCTGTGAGTGGGTAGAACAGCCGGATGGTAGTGGTCAGTGGTATTGGCAGCGGGGCAAGGATGATAGTTGCCCTACCTGCATCGAACGTGAGATTAACTGGGCACCTTACGTGCCGTGAGTAGTGGTAAAAGGTAGGGGCATAAGACATGGCAATAGCACAAGTAGTGAACATCGGCAGCACTGGCGTGATTATTAGCGCCAACATCCTGAGTGGGGCAACAGAATCCGAAGAGATTGCCACAGGTGGCATGGTGGTGTGGGGAGTCTACACACCAAGCGGGTGGACTACGGCAAAATGGTACGCGTGAAATCGCTTCGTTCTGATAATGGCTAATGTCAGGACTATTACACGGTAGTGGCAAAAGGCGGCTGGGATTTGAGGTACACATAGGATGAGTAACATGGAATTCAAAACGCTGGGCGGCTTAGAGCCAGTAGAGATCACAGATCGCACCGTGAAGGGCTTTGCGTCGGTGTTCGGCAATGTAGATGATGGTGGGGATGTGACTCACCCCCGCGCCTTTGCCAAAACACTAGCTGAGGGGGCTGCTCGGTTGCGCTTCCTATGGCAGCACGATACCGAAGCCCCTCCTACCGCCGCGATCAAGTCGGCACGGGAAGTGAAGCGGGATGATTTACCAGCCGAGGTGAAGAGCAAGTACCCACAGGCTACCGGTGGCTTGCTGGTTGAACGGGAATATCTAGACACACCACGCGGGAATGAGATTCTTGCTGGCTACAAGGCTGGTATCTCTCTGGAAATGTCGTTCGGGTATGAGACGATCAAGAGTGATTTCAGTACCCTTGATAACTCCCGTGTCCGCAATCTTCGAGAGCTGAAACTCTACGAAATGAGTGATGTGCTGTGGGGAATGAACCCTGCTACCGTAGGGCTGGCAAAAGCCAAGCAGCAAGCAGGCACTAAGGGCATGATGCTGTGGGATCTGATGTGGCAAGTTCGAGCGGGGCAAGATGTAGCAGCCCTGTTGCAAGCTGGTAGCACTCTCTCTTCTGACCAGCTCAACCAGATCAGCGGGATCATGGGCTTGCTGGCTCAGGTATTAGAGAGAGCCGAAGAGATTAGTTGCCAAGAAGAAGATAACCAAGCTCCGAACATGGACACCATGACGCCTGATTCTGAGGATGAGAGCTATGGTACAATGGCAGCAACATACCTCGATCTCGTGACGCACGGGGCGGGCTGGTTGAAATACCTACCTGCTTCTACCTTTAGAACGGGAACAGCGGAACGAGATCGAGCGCGGATCACTAAGACAATAGCGGCCTTGAATCAGTTAGCCACAGCAGCCGAGCCGGGTACACCACTCACTGCCAAGCCACGAATTCAACTCGCACTGGCGAAACTTCGTATCTTGGATTTGGAGAGTAGTACCAATGGCACCTACGGCAATGGGAGAAGCCCCAGCCCCCGCGCTTGAACAGCTACGCGGGCAACTCGCTTCCTACATCACGGAAGCAAAAGCGATTACCTCGAAATGGGAAGGTAAAGAAGCCGATATGCCCCTTGAAGTTGATGAAAAACTTCAGGGCATTTTCGGAAAAGCAGACATCCTCCGGGCACGCATCAATAACTATCAGCGGCTAGCCGATTTTGATGCCGAAGCCGCACAGCCCACTGAAAATCCACTTTCGTGGCGCACGGCTGCACCCAAAGAAGGGGATGCCCCTACCGATTCGAAGTCATGGCGCACGGTGGACATTAACACCCCGTTCGGTACAAAGAGCTACCGCTATCATGTGCCCGTGGCTGTTGAAGCAAAGGGGTACGACTCGGCTTTTGAAGCCTACATGCGGCACGGTGCCGAGACTGTAAAGAGCAACTACCCCCGCGACTTCAAAGCGCTGCTCTCTGGCTCTGACACAGCAGGCGGGTTCTACATTTCGCCTGACATGCAATCGGATGTGCTCAAGAAGATGGCTACCACGGCCACCATTCGAAGCCTAGCCCGTGTAGTGGGCACCAGCTCAAACCTTGTGCAATTCCCCAGAATTAAATACACCACTGACAACAAGTATACCTCTGGTATGCGTATGACGTGGACGGGCGAAGCTCCGGCCAGTGGTTCTACCCACCGCGTGACTGATCAGATTCTGGGTCAGGTGAACATTCCCGTTCATACCGCGATGGCTTCTCAGCTTGTCCACAACGACCTGATCGAAGATAGCGCCTACGATATTCTGGGTGATAGCTCCCAGTTCTTAGCCGAAGCCTTTGCCCTCGGTGAGAATGATGCCTTCCTCAACGGCACGGGGTCTGGTCGTCCGCTCGGCATGATCACTCAGGTGAGCAGCAGCACAGATGACAGCACCTATATCCCCTACACGGCTTCTGGTACCAGTGCAGCAATCAGCACCAGCGGTGATGCCTTCTCTGGCTACCGTCTGGTGAAGATGTATTACAGCCTGCCTGCCCAGTACCGTGCCCGTGCGGTGTGGCTGATGAACTCGCTCACCATGCTCGAAGTGGAATCACTAGTAGATGCTCAGAAGCGGCCCCTGATTGCGGCTCTCACAGCAGCATCGATCACCACGGGTGAGCCTACGATTATCAAGGGCAAGCGGGCTGCAGTAGATGAGTTCGTGCCGGACATTGCCGCCAACGCCTACCCGATCCTGTTTGGGGATTTCTCTGGCTATGTGGTGGTTGACCGTGTGGGCTTCTCTCTTCAGCGTCTCACCGAGCGCTACGCCGAAGAGAATCAGGTTCTGTTGCTCGCCCGTAAGCGTGTTGGCGGCTCGCCTGTTGAAGCCTACCGCCTACGCGCCATGAAAACAGGTACTTCGTAAGCCGGATCATCCCTTCACCCAGATAACTAACGGGGCGGTGATACTTGCCAGCCGCCCCTTTTTCGGAGAGCTGAACAACATGAGTCTGAACATTCAATCGGTAACCGCGCTTACGCTGGTGGCACCTAGCACCCGTACGGCAACCGTAACGGGCACGGGCGTGGATCTCAGCCCGTATGTGAACACGGTGAACACCAATCTGAAAATCGTCGCCGATGTAGGCACGGTCACGGGCACCACCCCCACGCTGGACATCAAGATCCAAGATAGCGACGATAACTCTAGCTTTTCTGATATTACCGGCGCAACCTTCACCCAGATCACAGCAACGGGTGCCGGTGCTGTGGAAATTCACACCAAGACCAACAAACGGTACATCAGAGCCGTTGGGACAATCGCTGGTACTACCCCCAGCTTCCCACTGGCGATCTGGGCACTGGTAATCGAGCGTTATACCTAACCGAGTAGCCTAAGAGCTAGGTAGCACTACATGCCTGAATTCGGGGTCGAGGTCAAGGGCTGGAAAGAGACTGAGCAGAAACTTCGCCGCGTGAAGAATGAGATTCCTTTGGAAACTCAGCAAGAACTCAAAGCGGCTGGTCAGACTGTGTACTTTCAGCTCAGGGAGTACCCACCACCTCGCCCCGGTCAGACATATGTACGCACCTACACCTATCGTAATTCTATCTCTACTGAGATCGAAACCGCCGATGATGTAGTTTTTCTCAATGTCAAGCAGGGTGCCCCCTACTCGAAGTATATCCGGGGTGGGCAGGGCAGAGAATATGGCGCTTGGATGCATCGGGGCCGGTGGGTACAGCTCAAAGATATTGCGGCTAATTTCACTGGTGAAGTAGAGCGTAGGCTCAGAGATGCAGTGCAACGGGTAATTGATAGGGCTGGGCTAGGTAAGTAAATAACCTATGAGCGTGAATGATTATGTGACAGTGGCTGAGGTAAAAGCCGCCCTCCCTGCAGATAGTTGGTCGGGTGTCACTACCTATGATTCTAGGCTCACTACCCTATGCACTACAGCTTCTAGGTTAGTGGATCGGGATGTTAGGAAGTGGCCGGGATATTTCTACGTCACAGCCGACGATACCCGCTACTATGATGCCCCTACCAGTGGCTTAACGCTCTTCACTGATGAACTGGCTGCAGCTCCTACCTCGGTGAGCACTACCGATGTGGGTTCAGTAACCACCTACACTGCACTAGCCAGCACAGATTATATCTTAGGCCCCTACAATGCCCTGAGTGATGGTATCCCGTACAGGTGGCTCAAACTAGACATCCTGAACGGCAATGCTGCTACATGGTACGGCTTCGAGAAGGGCGTGAAGATCGTAGGCAAGTTCGGTTACAGCACCACAGTGCCCGCCGATGTTAAGCAGGTAGTGCTCGAACAAGTATTGCGTTGGTTTAAACTCGAAACAAAAAATTATAGTGACTATGGGCATATTGGCACTGTACCTATGGGAGAATACGCGCCGAAAGAAACCTACACCAACCTAGATAAAGATTTCTGTGACATGTTAGAGCACTACATAGGGCTGGTACTCTGATGGTAGGTAAGTAATGGCCGGGATGTATGACGCTGAACTAGCACTCAAAGCACTGGGGGCCACAGTAACGGGCATTACTCAGAGCTATGGGCTAGAGAAGTTTTTCTACAATATTCTACCTGTAGAATTGCCCTGCATGTTGGTTGTACCTTCAACCAAAGAGTCTGGGGTATGGGGCGCCACGGCATTCTTAGGCAATGCGCCGAAGCACGCTTTTGGGCTAGAACACTGGTTACTGTACAGGCAGATAGACGCTATCCCGACCGATAAAGATACGCTGATGCCGAGCCTAGCCCAGCTTATTGATACTTACGTGCTGGCTCTCAAAGCTAGACCATTCCTCAGTAGTGATAACAGTGCCCCGCCTGTTCACCAGCCAGCCAAGATGGTGCATGGTTTTGGAACTTTACCGTGGGGCGACCAGAAATACTATGGCTTCGTGTTTCGTTACACGTTAGAGGTAAATCTATGAAAGTAGTGTGCTTGGTAGGTTGGAATGAGCCAGACGGCACGCGGCACGAAGCAGGTGAAGTTGTAGAGATAGACCCCAGCACCGTGCCTGATTTCAACGATCTATCGTTCGGCAAAACAGTTCTTATTTTGCCAGACGAACGGAAAGAAACAAAACCCTTCAAGCCGCCGATGGAAACGAAGGAACAGGAATGACCACACAAGAGCGGTTAGCTATGCAATTCGGCAATGAATACATCGGGCAATTTATCCTGCTTGCGCAAGTTGCAAGAAGGACATGCGATCACGATGTTCTCAGCCGCATTACTACCGCCTCTGGAAAGTGGTATGAAGTGGTCTACATGGTATTTCTCGCCAACGTCACAGCGACAGTAAAAGCACTTACCACCTTGCGCGGTGTATTGGTGCTGAACATCTTTAAGTGTGTACTTCCCTCCAGCCCCTTTTTCTACGGCACGACGGGTAGCACTTTTTACTCTGTTCAGCGCTCTACCGATAGGGGATTTACGACGTTCGGATATAAGTTCTTTATTTTCTTGTCGGTATTGTCTGGCGTTATCCAGAGCTTGCGCTCTGTTATTGCGGTAGCGCTTGCGGCTTTCTTCTTTCGCGTATACAGCATGGGAAGCATGATATTGACGATGATATTCAAGTCTCTCTTCCCTGTGACTCTCAGCATAACGCCTACGAACAGCAGCAGCTTTTTCTTTGTTGTTTTGATAATACTGCTGATCGCGTTTTGCATCACTTTCGCGATTGATAATATGAAGTTGGCGCTTGCATTCTCGGCATTGCGTGTGAAGTCGATCACGCCCATCCGTGTTTCGACTGAAGTTGAGCGTGCTTTTGAGTTTGAATTCCTCACATCGGGAGCACTGTTTGAGGGATTGCGGCATGTACAACATGCCTGTAGAATGAGTGGTGACCATGATTGTTTACCTCAATCGTGTGTCATGCTTTGGGGTGTGTTTCAGCACACTCCAAGGCTCTTCGCGAATACCCCCAATTATACCACAAATGGAGCGCATATCATATGACTACCCAAGGGAATTGGGCTAGATCGTTTATAAACGGCTGGGAAGTAACCGCCAACCTAACCCAGAGCAGCTATCAGCACGTGCTGAAAGCTAATCCGACGATGGCACAGAACACGGGTGTACATGCGTTTAGCCCCGGACTATTCCAGCCCCGCTACTCGCTGAGCAACACCTACCGAGCGCACGGGATCGGCGGGATCAACCTTCACAATCTGCTCGATCCCCTCACCGATAACGGCAATGATACTGAGCTGATTGTGAGTGAGATTCGGGGCAACAATGCCACCCCCGCACGCGGTGACATCGGGCTAACAGGCTCATTCACTCTGCAAAATTACGACATGAAGCAATCAGCATCGGGTGCCCAGCTTATGGCTGACACCACCTTCATGCCGCGCGGTAAGTGGCACCCAGCCTTCCCTAGACTGATCTACATTCAGGACACGGGCACGGCGGCTGTTACTGGCACGGGCACCGACATGGGGGCCAGTGCGGTGGGTCTGACCTATGGCGGGGTTGCAACCCTGCAGGTATTTACCCCCTCTGGTGTACAGGCTACCGGCACGATCACGGTATCCAGCACCCCCGCCGATGGTGATACGGTGGTAGTGGGTGGCACTACCTACACTTTCAAAACCACACTGACCCCGACGGCGGGGCAGGTGCTGATCGGCGGTAGCGCATCGGCAGCCGCTGTGAATCTGTTCAAAGCCCTCACCAGTGGTGATGGTGCTGGCACGAATTATGCCAGTGGCACCACAGTGGGGCCAAGCACGTGCTTCTATTCTGTGCCGTCTAGCTCGAACGTGATCACGGTCACCTACAAGACCACTGGCACGGGTGGTAATAGCTTTACACTGGCGAAAACTGGCACGGCGGTGGCTGTATCCGGTGCCACGCTTTCAGGTGGTTCGGCTGGCACGGCTGTTACCTTCAAGCTCCAAACTTCTACCAGCTCCGGTGGTTCGTACACTGACCGCGCTACCTTCACGCTGGATGGTACTGTTCGCGGTGCCGAGCGGGTTGAAGTGGTGATCGGCACCACACTTGACAGGTGGGCACGGGTCACAACGTCCGGTGTGAGCGGCACCGCTCTCGGCTTCTGTGTTATGTGGGGGGCGAGGTTTAACATCTAAATGGCAACACCTACGTTATCTAGCCAATTCGTCAAAATCTTGGTGGGCACAGGCTCCGGCACCGAGATCAGCGGGTATGTCACGACTGCTAATACCCAGATGCGCCATGATATGAGTGATCAAACCACCTTCCAAACGGGTGGGAATCCGGTCACAGAGAACCAGATTCAAGGGGCGATCACCTCGGAGTGGGATCTGGAAATCGTGTTCGATCCCACCGCGATCCAGACCATTGAGCCTTACATTGGCTCTCGCACAGGCACGCTGTGGCGGGT